ATATGTCCGATAATGTATATTATGTTAACTTTCAGTTTATCCGAAAGTATTGACTACAGATTTACTTTCTATTACGCGAGTGCGCCCGTGCAACGGCGTGCCAATGTGTTGTAACGCACGTTCTTGCGTCATGTTATGCCGCCAGTAAATCAATGTACTGTCTTCCTGGCTTCCTCTAGCACTTGCTCATGCAGCTCTATGAGCGCCTCTGCTAATGATTGCAGTACAGTCTGAGCCGGCACAATGGTAAGCCTATCAGTTAGATAATCGCACAGCTTGTTAAGTTCATAGTCTGCATCGTCACTGTCATCACAATGTAAATCTAATGTTAAGTTAATGATAAACTCAGACAATGTCTTGCTCCGTGTTATGTGGGCGTGCAGTGAGGAAAGATAACCGCACGCCCTAGTTAAGCGGGCGTCGCATTGAAATGCAAAACAATGCGTCGGGAGGAGGAGAACCCGCTAACTATACTATGCCTCAAGAGAGGCGTTGTTTCAAGCCTATGTGACCTCATTTGATAGCTCGTAAGCCAGCGCAAGATAGCCGCAGCCATCGACAGAGCTATCCTGATGTACGCTGTTGCGCATCCTCGCAATCTTCAGCAGTGCCATCATGTTTGCCACATCATATGCAGAGATATGCCTACCAAGATAAGCAGTCCACATCGTCGCAATACAATTGAAGTTTTCATCTGCACTTCCGTATTGCTTCGCCCTATCCCCTGTTATCAGCAGATTAGCCTTCGCCAATATATCTGACCTCACCATACTCTCGTTAACCATTGCTTGATCTCCCTTACCCTCGCTTGGCTCGTTCTTGCCACCAGCCGTTCTAATGTTTATCTTTTTCTTCATCTCTTGCTCCATAATTCTTAACCCCGATTTTACCTATCTCATACTATTCTCTTAACTACATACTAATATACTATACCTAAAGGTATATAGTATTAGTAGTAGATTGGTTACGATATACTAATTGCAATTAGTAGTTGTTCGGCTAAGTCATTGATATTGTTATTACTAATGCTAATTAGTAGGTAATTAGTAGTATGCATTTTAGCTCACTTTTCCAAAATCATCGCAAAACCATATATAGCCATCATTTTGCACAATATGACCAGCACTTGTGAGGCCTGCAATTGATTGCTTGTAGGTTTGCGATGGGTTAGCCACGCCAGATACTTTGCCCATGAAATGCTTCTTAATATCCTCTTCTTTAATCACCCAGAACGTGCTGGGTTCAGGCCAACCAACGCCAGCAGGGTTTGACATTCCTATACCCTCGCCTCTTAGCTGCTGGAAGCATGTCTTAAATAATATCTGATTCTTACCCTTAATAGCTTTCTTGTTGGCCTTCTCAACATCATCACTGCTTGCCGGCACAATCACACACGTTGTCACCGCATCGCCATCAGAGTCATACCCAAGCTCAATCACATTCAACTTAAAGTGAAACTTACGCCCACCCTCCAAGTCTCTCTGCTTGGTAGCCAAAGCAGTGCGCAAGCCTGTCGCCTCGTCATAACTCAGCTCTATCTCAGTCTCTACAGCAGCTCTCAGTGAGCTATGCCCACGCGCCTTTGCGTCCAAGTTCTTGCCAGAATGATGCACAAGCAATAGGTGGGCATCAGTTTCACCACGTATTTTATCACACGCAGCTATCACAGCCGTTGATGATGCAGGCGAGTTTTCATCGCCGCCAGGCATTGATCTGGATAGCGTATCAACGATAATCATAGCTATATCGCCATGCGCACGCTTTACCTCGTCACATAAATCAATGATAAGCTGCACGTCAGCGTTTTCCTCAAGTAAATTTACTGGCAATGCACGCATAGCTAATTTAGACTCATGCTCTGGATATTGCTGGCGTAAGGCCACAATCCTATTATGCGTTGTCATGCCGCCCTCAAGAGCTAGAAACAGCACCACACCGCCCTTCACCTTATTGCCATGCCAATCTTGCCCAGCAGATACATGCCAAGCCACATCTTGCACAAAGAATGACTTACCCACGTTGCTTGGCCCATACACCATTGAGAGCTGCCCAGCGCCAAACCATCCTTTGACAAGATAACTACTGTCTAACTGTGGCATCGCATCGCCTGGGAAGAACACCTGATCTAACAGGCTTTTCACTTCCAATGCCTTTGCTGTAGCCTCTTTACCCTGATTAATCCACATATCAGAGAAGTCCCATCCGCCAATCTCAGGCACAATAGACTTCACGCCGTGATCAGCCACGCATTTTTCAATCGCCTTCAAGCCTGCCTCATCGTTATCTCCAGCAATAACTAAACGCAGCTTCGGTCTAGCTTGCAGTAATTCACCTATCACGGCAGTCATATTGCCCGCAGATAATGCAAATACTGCTGGCTTACCAGTTGCCATATAAACTGAACATGCAGTCGCCCATCCCTCACATACATATGCCAAGTCTTCTAGCTTGCCCCCAATAACGCTAAAATTACCCACTACAGGCATCTTTGGGCTAAACTTCTTATTACCCAAGGTATCAATCGTCTGGTAGCCTACGCGCTTACCCATTACGTTAATCACTGGCACAAAAATTTTATCATCTACAATCTTAGCATTATTCAGGCCAATCTTTTTAGCAATCAGATAATCATGCGTAATGCTATCATCTTGTTTAGGCCAGCTAATGTTATATTCTTTTGTCATAGGTTTATCATTCTCGTTAGGCCATAAATTTTGCCTTCGCAGCGCATCCTTTATGCCTGCATAATCAGAGCATTTACGGCAGCTTACCATAACTTCGCTATCAGACGTTTCCTTGATCCAGAACCGATCTTCACCCTGACATACCGGGCAAGCACCATGATATTCTCCTATGGCAGTCTTTTTCAATGATAATGCACTTATAATTTTATCTGAATACTGCTCCCATTTAGCATTTGGAAATTTCGTGTTTTGCATTTTATTCCTTCCTCAATTTATCGGACACGTTGGACATGTCCGGCTTTTGTCTTGTCCTGTCTCGGACATATTGGACATGTCTCTCTAATGTCCTGTCGTGTCCGTTAGACAAAACCTCAATAAGTTCTGTCTAACGGCATGTTTAATTAAAATGGTATCTCATCTTCCAGATCATTTGATGCTGCCGGCGTAGCTGGTGGCAAACCAAATGGGTCATGCTCAACACCATTAACAGGTGACGCGCCTCCAGAATAACCACCAGATACTTCAGTGAATGGATCATCTGCCTCTTGCTTCTCAGCCAGCTCCAAAACCTGCACTGCACGTAATCTTAGTGAAACTCCGTTAAGAGTGCCAGTGTTGTATGGCACTACAGTAACTGCAATATTCACAGTCGAGCCAGAAGTAAGCTCAAATCCGTCTGGAAGCTTCTTACGTGACGCATCTACTTGGCGTGGTGGATTTGTAATATCGCCTGAATATGCGCCTTTTAACTTAGCCTTACCAATCCAATCGCCTTGCTTATCATCATCACGCTTGTATGGCAGGTTTAACGGCTGTTCAGGCCACTTTCGCTTACTATTTGCATCCATAGCCGCCGCATTTTTATATGCCTGCATACAAACAGCATTCAGCTCTTTGCATTGCTCGCCTGTCAAATTAAATGACATTTCATATGAAGCGCCTTCCGCGTCAGGTGAGCATTTTACTGATTTATACTCTTCCTGATCAAAACGGTAAGTAGCATTTAGTCTTGGGTATAGCGCTTTCACGCCGCTTATTATGTGTTGCATTATTTTGTCTCCTGCATGTTATCAAACCAATTTTTCAAATCTTCTTCAAGCCACCCAACAGCACGATCTGCTATTTTTACTGGTTTAGGAAATCTTCCTTCCGCCATCATGGCATAAATTGTAGACCTAGATATACCAAATTGTTTTTCTATGTCTGTTCTTCTATAAATTTGTGGTAACATTATGTTTACCCTCCTTTTAATGTGTGCAGCACCCCTGCACTGGGATTCTTATAAGCCGTGGTCTTCATCAAGATATGCTGGAAGATTGATTGTATCCAATTCAGGCCAACCAGTGTCGTAAACATTTGTTTCTTGAGCCACTTTAATTTTACGCAATGTCTTGAACATCTCGGCTTCGGCATATTTGTTATATTTATCGGACAACTCGTAACAAGCTGTAGCATAACTGTTTTTCTCAGTTGCGATAAAAATAAAATTTGTAGTTTCAATTCCGCATAACTTTAACACATACCTGTAAAAGCAATTTTGGACATCATAACGAAAATTCCTGACAGCCTTATCAAAGCCACGATAGGATGCGTCCAAGCATGACTTTAGGTCTATCACTATGCCTGCCTCTTTTAACAATCCATCCGGGCGGCATTTCAGCTCAAGCCCTGTTTTTGGACATTCTGCTATAAAGCTGTATTCAGCAAGCATGTCTTTATTAGTTAGCAAGTTACGCGCCATTTTATTTTGCATACAACCATCGACCATTTTCTGGCACTGCTCGTATTCTCCAGTTGGCAACAGTATTTCATCTTGAGTTAAAAACTCTTCCTGTTCCTTCCAAGCCTTGCTGCCACGACGTGATAAACCAGAATCATGCACTAAATTTTTCTCTGGCTCTAGCACCATTGCATGGAATGCCGAGCCTAAAATCATAGCTGGCGTGGAATTAAACGTGGCGTTCTTCCAGTGGTATAATGATGACGTTGCAACTGTCTTAACAGCGCTTGATGATATTGCAGGCAGCTCATGGTATGCCTTGTTCGATAGTTCTTCACTTGGTATTATCTGCATTTGTATTCTCCTTTTTTAAAATATTAGTTTATATAATACGTTGATAATTGTTGACCAAAGAAAAATTGAAAATCCAATTATAAATATAAAATAAAATATTGCGTAAATATAACTTTTCATAATTTTTCCCTCATTTTATTTTACTAAAACTTCCGCACCATAAAGTGCAATTAAACTAGCCTCCGCCCGCCCATCATGCTTTTTAAGCGAGAACCTATCATAATGGTCTGGAAAGCGCTGAATGGCAAGCTGGCGGCTTGTATCTTTATCAGACGATAAATTAAAGTGTTTCTTCCACTTGCTAGGCGTAACTAAATGCATGGGCGTCTTATTAGCTGCCACACACGCAATCAACGCGCCATATCCCATACCAAACCTAAATGTAGCGACTGAAGATTGACCGGGACGTGATGCAACCTGCTCTAGCACAGCCATACGATCCTTCGCTTCTGGCTCAAGCATGTGCAGTAACGAGTATATGTCTATCTCAATTTTACCTCGATTATTTAAAATGGTGGGCATGTCTTGCACGTCTAAATCTTTAGTGCGCGTACAATAATGTGCAATTGCCCCAGAAAATCCCGGATCAACGCCAACGATAATCATTCTATGCTATCCATTGCAATCAATTCAGCTTCAACTTCCGCTTCTGGCTTTGCAACTTCCACGCCCAACTTTGTTGCTTCCATATATGAAGCCCTACGAACAAAAGAACTGAATGACAGTCCTGATTTATGTGCTGCCTCTGCCACAGCCTCATGTTGCTGTTTACTGAAATTTATTAATACTCTCTTATCAACCATTTTAAGTCTCCTTGGGTCTGATAAAACCAGCAATAAAGCAATACAAATAGATGCACAAGTACATTGTGATATATAAATGATATATAAAGTGTTTGACCACTACGCAAAAATGCTTATAATGGCTGTATAAATGCAAAAATGAGGAAATATAAAATGTATAACAATGTTAAAAGAACCACATTAACTAAAGATGGTGTAATTGTCATAGCTGGACAAAAAAGCTGGATACCTGTTGGGCGTTATGAAGTTTGCAATAAAATTGCAAGTGGTTGGATTGCTCCAATAAGTAATGGTCATCCTGCTACATCATCTACAGCTTGGAATGGAAGTTCTGATCGTTACTTTTTCGAAGACATCACTAAAAGCGAATTAAGGAAGATTGCTTTAAAGCGTTATAACGATAGTCATACGCAGGAGGCAATATAATGAACATCACAATGATTAAAGACGGATTGGCTATGGCGCTATTTGCTGTAGCTGCCGTACACTTGCCAGAGATTATAGTTTTTCTGGATCAACTTATTAATGTTTGGGGAAGATAATGGTTAAATTAAAATATGGTTCAGTATGCTCTGGCGTGGAAGCCGCCACAGTAGCGTGGCATGACCTAGGCTTTGAACCGCAATGGTTTAGTGAGGTCGATGCGTTTCCAAGCGCTGTATTACAGCATCACTACCCAAATGTACCAAATCATGGAGACATGACAAAATTTAAGGAATGGAATAATGACAAAACAATTGACCTTCTCGTTGGCGGAACGCCTTGCCAATCCTTCAGCGTCGCCGGCCTTAGAAAAGGATTATCAGACCCCAGAGGAAACCTCATGCTCACCTATCTTGCAATGGCTGAACAACTTAAACCCAAATGGCTTGTCTGGGAAAATGTCCCCGGTGTCCTGTCATCTAACGGAGGACGAGATTTTGCAACCTTCCTCACAGCGATGGGGAAAATCGGGTATGGGTTCGCATACCGAGTGTTGGACGCTCAATACTTCGGAGTTCCACAAAGACGCCGACGTGTGTTCGTTGTCGGATGTCTTGGAGATTGGCGAAGTGCCGCAAGTGTTTTATTTGAGCCAGAAAGCTTGTCAGGGCATTCTGCGCCGAGCCGAGAAAAGAGGCAAAGAGTTGCCCCAACAGTTAGCACAGGCGCTCCTTTCAGTCGCACGGGAAATTCCAGAGTAGAGGCAGATGCATTAGTCTTTGGGGCGCAAAACAGTGCAAGTCAAGGTGATGGTGTTTCTGATAATATTTCTCCTACTTTAGATACGAGTAAAATTCCTGCAGTGAGCTATACCTCTAGTAGTTTTGGTGGATACCATGAAGGCGTTGGCACAGTTCGAGCATCTGGTGGAGACTTAGGCGGCGGTAGTGAAACTTTAGCTGTAACACCTAAGTCTGGTTCTCATTGGGATGGTGATTTTCCACATCCAACATTAACGCAATCTGCGAAAGGGTCTGGCGGTATTGGCGCGAGTAATCAAGAAATATTTGGTGGAAGAGGCGCAGGCTTAGTTGCTAAATGCTTAACAACGAGAACAGGCAGTGCATATAATCCAACTGATGAAACACTTGTGCCAACTAAAGCCACAGGAGACGCAACAGATTTAGTATCTACTGGTAGTCCAGTGGTCTTTACAGCCACCGCTGATTGCTTAACGGCTGCATATGCCACAAAGTGGAATGGAAATGCCTCCGCAGACAATGGTAGTCTGTTTGCTAAACAAGGCGCACAAGTGCGCCGCCTGACTCCAAGAGAATGTGAGCGTTTGCAAGGTTTTAAAGACGATTATACGCAAATATCTTGGCGTGGCAAAGAACCAGAAGATTGCCCGAATGGTCATAGATATAAAGCTATGGGAAATTCAATGGCTGTTCCAGTTATGCGTTGGATTGGCGAACGAATTCAAATGGTAGAAGAGGAGAAATCGTAATGGCTACACTAAAAAAATTAAAAACTGATTATGAGTTTTGGAGTGGCGCTTATGCTGATGTTGCTTGTAATGCTGATTTAAAAGGTATTGATAGGCTTAATGATCATGCTGAAGCTTCACGTGCGCTTGCTGTAGATGCATTTAATGCTTACTTGGATGAACTAAAAAACCAAGAAAAAATTAAAAAAACCAGAGAGGCATTGGAGCAAGTTATGGAAACAATTGCTCCAACAGAAACACCCTTTTTTGCAAAACCAAAACCATTGACCAAGGAGCAATCGTAATGACATTCTACACAACACTCATTATCACATACGTTATTGGCGGCGTAGAGTTGAGCAATGACACAATGTATCGCAGCGCAATGGATTGCGGCGATGCATTGCCGGCAGCGTATCAGCCATATGAACATTTGGATAGCATGGCGCAATGCATTGAGACAAACTATGTCAGCTCTGCAAAAATCACAACAAAGCCAATGCTTAGACCGAAAGGATTATCGCTATGAAAACATTAACTAAAGAAAAATTGGAATCCATCATGGATGATGTTTTTGCTAGGCACGTTAAATTAATACAAAAGCCAGAGCGTACAGTAATGCCCCGGCTCGATGATTTCGGGAAATTTATATATAATGAGGAACAAAATGATTGAGGAGAATATTAATGGCAATGGGTTCGAAAGAAGTACACCAATATGTGAGGCGTCTACAAAAGATGAACCGCGAAATAATCAAAGACATGAAGACGCCAGACCCCACACGCAATCGTGGTTACTACCTCTGGTTCATGCAAGAACAGGGCGCGATACTGGACAATTTGGAGCAGCGCCTTACCCTTATGCGACGTTCGAAAAA